ACGGCACGGTGGTAGGTGTCTACGTGAAGACGTCGGACCCTGGTACGTCCACCTGGTCCACTCTCTGGACGGCTCCCGTCGCCCCCACCCCTGTAGACATTCCGTTGGCCGACGGAATTCAGGTCACCAACGGCAAACCCCCTATCGCTGTTTTCAATGCGGCAGCCAACACGTGGACGTTGTGGGGGAACGTAGCATTCACCAACGGCAGCAACATACCGAACGGCACCGTTTTAGGTACGCTACCCGCTGCCGTACAGCTGAGTACCATTCAGCCTGTCTACGAAGGAAACGCCCCCACATCAGTTGCAGGTACCAACGCCCCGTCTGGAGCTGCAAAGATCTCTGTCGCGGCCAGCGGTAGCATCACCATCTTTCTGGGGACCGGCGTTCAGCCTGTCTGGGTCGGTTTCGACGGCATCGTCATTCCGGCCGCGTAAAGGAGATCTGACATGACTAGATTTCTTTACGGCGGAGGCGGTGACGGCGATATCATCAAACCTTCTGGTGTTCCGTACATCAACGCGAATGCGAGTGTGTACAACGCCCGTACGGGTGGCACCCAGGTAACCGATCTCCAGAATGTTGCCGGATCATCCATTACCTCCATTACCACGGACTCATCGGGCCAGGCGCTTTTCTACGGCCCCGACAATTACATCGGTGTTCTGTGGTTGGACTTCGGCAGCGGTATCCGCTGGGCACTGTCTCCGAAAGCCGTCGACCTTGCCGCCACGCGGGCCATTGCCGTGCAGCGGGCCGCCGACGCGGCGGCAGCAGGACATACCACCAAAGCGGCTCTGCCCTACAGCGCCAACGATCCCTTAGAGCAGGCCCTGACCACTGCGCTGGACCCGCTGGTCATTCCGCGTTTTGCAAGCCAGTCTGCGCGCGATGCCTCGTTCCCTTCACCCGTCAACGGGGACCGCTGCTACCGCACAGACTTAGCCCTTGAGCAGATTTATCACGGACCCTTAGGGCTATGGCGGAATATGTACCCATACGGGTACGGGTCTTCCGGTGGTTCGACTGGAATTACATGGACCACGACAGAAACACAATTGGCCTTGGCGTCCGTACCGGGCGGCTATGCCCAGTCGGGTGCAACGTTCCGGTTGACTGCCTACGGGACGCTTGTTCAGGCCCCCGACACGACACCTGATTTCTCGTTTCGATTACGGATCGGGGGACTTTCAGGAGCCTCCTTGGCTTCGAATCAGTTCACTGCTGCGACCAATAGTTCCCCCATTCCGCGATCATGGAGCCTTCAGGCAAACGTGACCGTTGTGTCGTCCGGCTCCAGCGGTACCTGGTTCGGAAACCTGACCAGCCAGTCAACCATTACCAGCACAGGACCCCTCTACAGTTCCGGAGCCTCTCTCCGTTCGGATGGCACGTCGACTGTCACCCGGGATACCACAACAAACCAGAACATAGCCCTGACCGGTCAATGGGGAACCAGCTCACCCTTAAACTCCTGTGTCCTGTATGGCTGGTATTTCGAGAGGGTCTGCTGATGTCCAGATACCTTTACGGAGGTGGCGGTGACGGGGATATCATCAAACCCACCGGATCGCCGTACATCAATTCCACGGCACTGGTGTACTCCTCACGCACAGGCGGCACCCAGGTAACCGATCTCCAGAATGTTGCTGGAACGGCTGTCACCTCTGTGACGTCGGACTCGGTCGGACAAGTAGTTTTCTACGGCCCGGACAACTACATCGGGGTTCTGTGGCTGGACTTCGGCAGCGGTGTCCGCTGGGCCCTGTCCCCGAAGGCCGTTGATCTTGCTGCCACAAGGGCTATCGCGGTACAGCGCACCACCGATGCGGCAGCGGCGTCCCTCACCCAAAAGGCCCGTCTGCCCTACAACGCGGCCGACCCTCTGGAGCAGGCTCTCACAACCGCTCTGGACCCTCTGGTCATACCACGGTTCACCTCGGCGGCCACCCGGGATGCGGCGTTTCCCTCTCCGGTCAACGGGGACCGCTGCTACCGAACGGACACCAAGAGCGATCAGCTGTACGAGGGCAGCAGCTGGCGCACGCTGGTGTCGGCGGGAGCGTGGATCCAGGACGACTTCGCCATCACCCCGACCGGAGGCGGCTTCTCCATCGGCAGCGGTGCGCTCACTATCCGCTACAAAGCGCGAGGCTGCACCATCGAGTTCTTCCTGTCGGCGGCCTTCGCCTCCGACACCGTTTACGGCAGCGGCACGTGGACCTTCACCGGGCTGCCGTTCTCGATAGCGAGCAGCAGCACTTCCTTGCAGCCCATCTACGGGCAGGTGGGTGTCACAGGGCTGCGCCTGCTGGCGATTGCCCAGCCCGCAGGGGCCAACTCCCTGGTGGTGTACGCCCCTACGTCGACATCCTCCGTGGCTCTTGGGCAGCTTCAGTCCTCGGTTGCGCCTGGGGGCGGCACCTGGGCATCCACCAACTTCATCCGCCTGGGCGGCATCGTGGAAATATCCTGAAAGGCAGTTATGGCACTCGTTCGCGCATACCCCAACAATGATCCCGGCTATCAGCCGCACAGTGTCCAGGTGCAGGCTAGCTATTCCATTCTGGGCCACGACGGCACGGCGGTCACGGGGATCATTTACGGGGGTCTTCTGGCTCCCGAGCAGGTCGACGAGCTGTGCCACGCGCTGCAAACGGCGTGTGTCGGGCTCGCCTGGGTGAGCAACGTCGTAGTGACGGTGACTGAGACCGGAGTTCGCACCTTCACTGTTTCGGACGATACTCCGACGTCATCTTGATGCATATTCAGCTGAAATAGCCTGGTTTGCTACTATCTATCTATATTGATTCCGGTTCCCAAGGGGCATTGAAATGAGCGTTCCGTTAGACGCCCTAATCGCCGCAGGTGCGGCCGTAGTCGGGAGCCTTACCGTTTACGCCGGTACTCGGTTCACCGGCCGAAACTCGCAGGCGGTGGAAAACCGCAAGCTCAACATCTCCGAATTCGAGACGTTCAAAAAGGCTTACAACGAACGTCTGGAAGAGTTCGAAAAGCGGTACGAGGACCAAGAACGCAAGATGAACACCGTAGAACGGCTGCTGCGCCTGGCTCTCCGGCACATCCGGGATCTGCGGATCGACATGCGGCAGCACGACGTCATCCCCTCCCACCCCACGCCCTCTGAGCTGGAGTCCCTCCTGTGGACCCTCACGGACGATGAGGACGTTCCCGTCCCGGTCCCCCCGGGGCAGGGGGAGTAATGCGCGCCCCCCGTGCTCAGCTCCGTCAACAGCTGAGCACGGCAGGTGCCCCCAGCGGCACATGGCACAACCCGGGCACCGCCGAGATCCTTTCAGCCATCGCCCTCGCAGCATCAGCCGTCCACGGAGAGGCGGACTGCGCCAAGACGGACGGGCTGCGGGTCACCTGCTTCCAGATCCAGGCCAGACCGGAGGCCACCGGCCGCAGCACCCCGCGAGACCGGGAATGGCTCACTGCAAGCCTCCACAACGCCTGTATGGCCGCCGTGGCGCTCACCCACATGAACGGGCTGAAGATGTGGCCCGAGTACGTCTCACGGGCCTACCGCACCTACCTGCCCGAGGCGTACCCACCCCCCATCGAGCGCCCTGAGAATGACATCCCCTACCAGCGCGCCACGGTGTTCCCCGGCGCCCCGCTCCGGCTGCTGATGCGGGCCTGCGGATGGATCGCCCCCTCCAACGCGGATGCCGACCGGATCGCCAAGATCAACGGATTCGCCCGCGCCTCAGACGTTCCCGCAGGGGCGGTTGTACAGATTCCTGTGCAACGGGGCTGGTAGCAGGCCCCGCACTGAAGACCAAGTGAGAGGTAAACCGCATGACCAAGAAGTTTCTCGCCGACTTAGCCGAGCGCGCCGCGTCCACCTACGCCCAGGCGTTCCTGGGCCTGGAACTGGCCGCTGGCACCGATCTGCTGAACGTCGGAGGCATCAAGGTTGCGGCCATCGCAGCCCTGCCCGCCGCGCTGTCCGTGATCAAGTCCGCTCTGGCGGGCCAGACGGGCGACAAGTCCGCCTCGCTGGTGCGCCTGGAAGAGCACCAGGGCGCCTGACCTGCCGGAAGGGGCGGCGGCCCGCTCTGGGCTGCCGCCCCCGCAGGGTATAAGATCGGCTTCGTAAGCAAGACTTTTCAGGGGGTAACGATGCAGCACACGGCACAGGATCGCTGTGACAAGTGCCAGGCGCAGGGTTACACCACCTGGTCCAAGAACGGAAAGCCGCTCACTTTCTGCGGCCACCACACCAACACCCATGCGGAATCCCTGGTGAAGCAGGGATTCAGGCTCGCCGTGGACGACACCATTTCACTGCACACGTAATAGGTCTCCAGCCACCCAAACTGCTACAGTAGATACAGCGAAAGGGTCAGGTGGTTACTTCATGACGGACGGCATCACGATCAAGCAGCCCGACACGATGGCAACATCCTGACCTAGGAGCGTGATCGTCATCTCCTTGACGGCCGGACTGAGATGCCCGGCCGTCTCGGAGGGGGATCAACTCCACTGAGAACGTCCGCCGTGCGACCCGATCTGGTCGCTTCGCTACCTCTGGTTCGGGTCGCACGGCGGTACCGGGTGAGGGATGCAACAGCTACCCCGAGGACCCCGGTAAGCCCCGGCAGGTCGAGCCACCAGCTCCCTGCCGGGGCCCGCTTTTTCCGGAGAAGGAGATACCGATGATGCATGCCGTGTGGGTGCTGGGGATCATTCCCCTGACTGTGGCCGGTATCGCGCTGTGCGCGGTATGGGTTTGGGCCCGGTACCGGGAGATCCGGTGACCACGCTACTCGAAGCCCCCATAAAGCCCCCACTGCGGCCTTACCAGGTCGACGGTGTGCAGTTCCTCAAGGAACATAATCGGGCATATCTCGCGGACGACCCGGGTTTGGGCAAAAGCCGCCAACTTGTCGAAGCGTCCGTGGGTCGAACGCTCATCCTCGCCCCCGCCATGATCCTGGACTCCGGCACGTGGCGAAACGAGGTCGAACGGTGGGCGGACGACCCCAGCCGGTTCACCTACGTCCCCTACACCTCCCTGTGCCGCCGGGAAACCATCCCCGGCAAGCCGCTCTACCAGCGTCACAACCGGCTCAGCGGCAAGATGGAAACCGCCACGCTGGAGGCCGAACCGACCTGGAGAGACGAGATCGGCCCCATCGCCCAGCGGCCCGTCTTCCCCGTGCTGAACAAGGACGGCAGCCACAAGAAGACCCGCCCCGTCTCCAAGGTCATCCCAGAGCCCCGCGAGGAATACCTCCAGCACTGGGACACGATCATCTGCGACGAAGCCCAGCTGCTCAAGGGCCGCAAAACCAGTTGGGTTGAAGCCCTCAAGATCCTCTCCAAGAGGGCAGACCGGCTCTGGCTGGCCTCCGGAACCCCCATCAGCAACTTCGCCCCCGAACTGTTCGCCCCGCTCCAGCTGCTGTACCCGCACCTGTGCGGCAACGGCCAGAAATTCGGGTCCTACTGGCGCTGGATCGGCAAGTGGTTCAACACCGAAAAGTCCCGGTTCGGAGACGAGCACTCCAAGGTCATCGGCGACCTCCTGCACTGCTACGACGAATGCATGCAACGCCCCGCCTGGGACCCCTGCGAGCACTACGAACGGTTCTTCCGGGACAACCTGGGAGACCTCTACATCCAGCGGCTGCGGGACGACGTACTCACCGACCTGCCCCCGCTGGAGAAGCAGACCGTCCTGACCCCGATGACCAAGAAGCAGGGCGTGCAGTACCGGAAGATGAAGAAAGAATGCCTGGCCACAGACCTGGACGGCAATGTCATGGTCGCCTGGTCCAAGGGAGCCGCGCACATCCGCATGGACAAGATGGCCACCGGTCTGGGCCTGTTCACGGGGGACATCGCGGAGTCCGGGAAGCTGGAGCAGCTGGCCTACGATCTGGCTGAGCGGTCGCAGCCGACCCTGGTGGTGGCTCACTACCAGGACACGGTGAGCGCGTGCGCCGAGGTCGCCCGGTCGGTCGGCAAGACGGTGGAGCAGATCGACGGACGTACCTCCAAGGGCGACCGGGCACGCTTCGTCGAAGCCTTCCAGGGGGGTCGGCTGGACGTTCTGGTCGGGTCTCTGGAGACGGTGTCGGAGGGGCTGACGCTCACGGCTGCCGACTTGATCATTTTCGTCGAGCACTCGTGGAAGCCGTCCCGGAACGAGCAGGCTTTGCGTCGAATACACCGGTTGGGGCAGACTCGCCCGGTACTTGCCTTGGACTATGTGTGCCCGGACAGCGTGGACGTGGGCAAGCGGGAGCTGCTGGCGGTGAAGACGGACCGAGCCATGCGGACCCTTTCCTGGGGCGTTGTGAAAGCTCTCCTCTAGGTGGTAGGGTAGATACATACCGAGAGACACCGCCCGAGGAGACTCCCATGCCTGACAGGATCTTGTACGTCGTAGCGAGGACCCCGGAAGAGGCAGAACGCAACCTTCTTCACACGGGATCCAACCCTTACATCATGAGTGACCAGCCCCGAGCAGATTTCCGGGCGCAGGAGCTGTCACAGATGTGGGACGAGCCGTACCAGACCTTCAAGGCCCGGGTCACCGTCGAACTGCTGGAGGACTGAGCAGTGCCTAGCATCACCCCTCAGACCGCCCCCACTGCCCAGGGGCGGTCGACACCCATCGTGTGGCCGAGGATCAACGATGATGACGCCGTGGTCATGGGCTTCGACCCGGGCGGCAAGGACGGCGACGACTCCGCCGGGCACGTAGGGGTCGCTCTGGCCTGCAAGTACTTCACCGAGACGCCCGAAGGGTGGGTGATTCAGGAGCCCGGGTGGCGGGTCTACGACACGTTCGAGATGGGCCCCGACGAGTTCATCCGCTGGTACCCCCAGAACGCGGCGGGCATCGATGTGATCTTCGGCGAGATGTTCCGGCTGGACAAGGAACGGGCCTACAAGCTGCTCGGATCCACGATGCCGACTTCGCAGCTCATCGGGTTCGTCCGCATGTACAGCATGGCGTTCGCGCCTCACATCGACGTGCACTGGCAGTCGAACATGGTCCTGACCGGCCCCACGCCAAGTCTCCTGCGGGAGAGGGGGATCAGGCCGGTGTCCCCGCCTGGGAAGAACGCGGCCCGCCACAGCACCGGGGACCACCAGCGGAGTGCGGAACTTCACTTGTGGCACGGATTGATCCGGGCTGGGCTTGTTGAAGGGATCGACCCTAACATAGGGTAGATAAGACCACACACAGAATCCCACAGGAGACCCCATGCCTACAGGTACCGAAGAAAGCGTATGGATGGAGAAGCGCACGCGTCAGCGGGCCCTCTACCCCCGGCAACGCGAAGCCCTCCAGCTGTACGCCCAGGGCCTGAAGTACAGCGAAATCGCCGACAAGATGGAGGTCGCCATCGGTACCGCCCGGTCCTACGTCGGAGCCTCCGTCGTCGCCCTAGGAGCGGAAGACCCCACAGGCGCCGTGCAGATCGCCATCGAACGCGGCGAGATCGAGCCCGTCAGCAACAGCTGAGGCACCAACTTCCGCGAGGGAGACACCGGAGCAGCCGGTGTCTCCCTTTTTCATGCCTGGACGCAGATTCTGTTCGCAGGGTTTGTTGCAGGGCTATTTGATGCGTATGATCGGAGCACCCCAGGAAAACAGCCGTCCAGCGGTGTGTAGGGGTACTAGGGCATCCGTCTGGTGTTCCTAGGGTAGATCTCCCCCCTGTCACCCGGAGGCACTGACCATGCCCGACCCCATGCCACCCATCAAAGTTTCTTACTCGCAGCTGAACACCTTCCGCGATTGCGCGCTCAAGTTCCACTGGCACTACCGCGACGGCTACCGGGTCACCACCAAGGACAAGAAGCTGGACCTCGGTTCCGCCTGGCATGAAGCCGTCCTGGAAAACCACTACTCGGTGATCAAGGACTACCAGGACTTCACGGTCGACGGCCGGTCCCCGCAGCGGGACACCGACGAGGAGAAGACCCTGCTGGCAGCCGCCGAAGACCGCGTGCATGCGGCCCTCCTGGGGGCCATGAGGGGCGAAACGTACTCCACGCTGGGCCCCGAGGACTACGACACCCTCAAGTGGATGTACGCGGGCTACACGGCCTTCTACGGCTGCGACCCGCAGTGGCAGATCCTGGACGTCGAGTACAAGGGCCTGGCCCCGCTCGGAACCATCCAGACCACCACAGGGCCCCGCGACGTCGTCCTGGACTACCGCATCGACCTTGTCGTCCGCGACGTCACCCTGGGTGGCATCTTCGCCGTCGAATCCAAGTCGGCGGCGAACCTCACCACCCGGTTCGCAATGGAACTGGACGATCAGACCGGTCTGTACGAGTGGGCTTTCCGGGCCAGTGGTCACCCGCTGGCCGGGACGATCAACGGCTGCGTCCGCTCCGAAGCCAAGAAGAAGATGAACGCCGGAGACGTCCCCGGCGCCACCAAGGGCAAGGCGCAGACCCTTGAGGCCCGCCATCAGCGGATCATGGTCCCGCGCTCTCCCATCGAACTGAACGCCATCCGCGCGGACGCTCTCGCAGCCACGCAGGCCGCATACGGCGGCAACCTGCCGATCTACAGCGGACCGAACCCGCAGCAGTGCCTGTGGAAGTGCCAGTTCAAGGACGTCCACATTCAGGCCCGCAAGGGTCAGTCGGTTCCGCAGCTGATGACGGACGCCGGTTTCAAGCGGGTCCCCACCCCCCTCAACAACCTCACCGACTAACGGCAAGGAGCAAGCCATGCCCGCACACAAAGGATCCGCACACCACCTCGCTGTCCTTACCGAAGAGGCGGTGAGGGACGCCCGCAAGAAGTTCCGCCTGGGCAGCTCACCCAAGGAGCTGGCGGAGGAGTACGGCGTCAGTTCCGGTGCGATGCGCCGCGCCCTCAACGGCGTCACCTGGAAGCACCTCAACGACCCGGAGGCCGTCGATGCCGCGTGATCTGCTCCCCGTCCGCTGCCAGAGCTGCCAGTTCCCCGGCACCGTCACCAGAGCCCTCTGGAATCGGGTAGCGGGACATCTGGCCTGCGGCAACTGCCGAAAGACCACCACCTGGAGGGCCCGATGAGCATCGGGAAGACGACCGTCGTTCTGTTCACGGGAGCCCGTGAACACCCCGATCCCGTGCTGGTCACCAGCATGCTCGCCAAGTACGTCCTGACCGAAGCACCCGGATGGGTCATCGCCCGGCACGGTGACTGCCCTGGCAAGGATTCCGTGGACCAGGCCGTAGCCGAGTGGGTGGCCGACTGCGGCGAAGCCCTCGGAGTCATCGCAGACCCCATGCCCGCCGACTGGGACCACTGCTACGCCGACTGCCAGCCCAACCACCGCATCAAGAAGCAGCCGGGGGACATCTACCACCCGGGGGAGAAGCCGGACTACTGCCCCTCCGCAGGCCCCCGGCGCAACGCCCAGATGATCGCCAAGAACCCCCGGCCGGACCTGGTGATCGCCGCCCCGTTCGCGGCCTCCCGAGGTACGCGCAACTGCGTTACCCAGGCCCGTGCCGCCGGTATCCCCGTGCGTGCCCTTCCGTCCGTCATCCGTAAGCCTGAGGCGGTTCTGTTCTGATGGAAAAGATCACGTTCGCTTCGGACATCAAGGTAGAGCTGGTCCGGCACACCGGAAACGACGACGGGATCTGTGAGGCCGCCCGCGTCTCCACCCTCGGAGAGATGGCCTCCCAAGGCGGATCCCTGGCCCGCAACAACGGCCTCATCAACTACCTGATGCGGGACAAGCACGGCAGCCCCTTCGAGCACGCCTCCATGACGTTCCTCGTCAGCGCCCCGATCTTCGTGTTCCGGGAGTGGATGCGGCACCGGGCGGGCTGGTCGTACAACGAGGAGAGCGGGCGCTACAAGCAGCTGGACCCGGTGTTCTACATCCCCAAGCCCGGCCGGAACCTCGTGCAGGTCGGCAAGCCCGGCGCCTACACCTTCGAGCAGGGCGAGGCGTACCAGTACGGGATCATGCGGGAAAGCCTGACCACCGTCGCCCAGGACGCCTACAGCGCCTACGAGGGCATGCTGTCCAACGGTCTCGCCCGCGAAGTGGCCCGCATGTGCCTGCCGGTGAACATCTACAGCTCGATGTTCGCCACCTGCAACCCGCGCTCCCTGATGCACTTCCTGAGCCTGCGTACCCACCGCGAGGACGCCGCCTACCCGAGCCACCCGCAGCGGGAGATCGAGATGGGTGCCGAGAAGATGGAAACGATCTTCAAGGATCTGTTCCCGCAGACCTGGACGGCTTTCGAGCAGAACGGTCGGGTGGCGCCGTGAACGGTCCTCGCATGATCAACAACACCAACTACCTCGCCCGGCACCCGTGGCCGGACGGCGTTCTCGTCCAAGGCGGTGACCGGGGTGTGGTGTTCTCCCGGGACCGGGATCCCTACAGCACTGCGTTCGTAGAAGCCTTCCCCGGTCAGACGTTCATCCGGGGCGAAGGGTCCGACCTCGCCGAGGCCGAGGACGCCGCATGGGCGCGGTATCTGGTCTGGCGGGACTGCGACGGCTCAGGAGGGTGGCACGGCCCCTACGAGCGCCGCCAGTACCGCAACGGCGCCGGGTTCTGCACCCGCTGCGGGATCTGGATGTCCCGGGTGCTGCCGGAACTGCCGGAAGACCCGGAGCGCTCCCCGAATCTGCTGGAGAAGGCGTTCGGCGGAGACCGTGAAGCCCTCACAACGATCTTGGACACCGTCGCCAACGCTGAAGACCTCCCGAAGGGAACCGACTGTGACTGACCTCGGAAAGCCCGTACAAGCTCTCACCCCCGAGCGGGTGTCAGAGATCATGCGCAGCGACGACGACGGCCCAGATGCCCTGTACCCGTCCCGCCTCGGAGTCTTCTGCGACGAAGACGGCCTGGTCATCGAAGCCGACATCATCGTCAGCGACCGGGTGAGCAAGCCCCAGCGGCTGGCCATGATCCGCCAGTACGCCCGCGACCAGGGCTGGCGCAGCGACAGCCGGGGCGACTTCTGCCCGTCGTGCGTCGCCTCCGGAAAGGCCGATCACTGATGGGCCGCCTGCGGGAGTGGTGGGAGACGCGTCAGGAGAAGCGGGAAGCCCGCCGGTACGCCCGGATGATGGTTCACCTCACGATGTCCCCCGGCGCCTTGGAGCAGATCAAGAACCGGCTGGCAGATGACGACTGGACCGAGCGGAGGGAAGGCCGGTGAACCCCTACTGGAGCTATCTCCTGACCGCCGTGGGCGTCCTAGGGATCTGGCTGGCCGGGCGCAAGAGTTCCGCCGGATGGGCCGTAGGACTGGGCGCCCAAACCCTGTGGATCACCTACGCCGTTGCTACCCAGCAGTGGGGATTCATCCTCTCGGCAGTCGTCTACGGCACCGTGTACGCCAAGAACTTCATCACCTGGCGCAAGGCCGAGTTGAAGCAGGAGGGACAGGGCGCATGACCGAAATAGGCGCGGCAGCAGGGAAGCTCACCATCAGGGGGGAGCACGGGCCTGAGACTGTCGACTTCAAGGGAGCCCCGGCGGCGGTAACGCCGCTCAGCAACGGGTACACCATCAAGGACACGGGGGCCCGCGAGACGTACAGCACGGGCATGCTGCGTGAGCCTCAGGACGGGCTGGCCCGGTTCGACTTGCTGTACCCGCTGGACGTGCCCTACGAGAGGCAGCTGCTCACCCGGTTCGCCGTGCACATGGCCAAGGGCGCTGTGAAGTACGAGGAGCGCAACTGGGAGAAGGCCGAGACCACGGGGGAGCTGACCCGTTTCCGGGCCTCCCTGCTGCGGCACGTAGGCCAGTGGATGGCGGGGGACCGGTCCGAGGATCACGCGGCGGGGATCATGTTCAACCTGCTGGCCTTCGAGACGACGGCGTACAAGATGGGCCGTGAGGGTATCCAGACGGGCTTTGAGCCGCCCTCCCGGCCGCTCCGGTAACAGACGACTGCCGTCCGGGGGGTTGTTTGTCAGCGGCCCCCTGTAGTCTGATTATCTTCGCTGCAACGAAGCCTGTTGAGCGACTGGATGACTCGGTTGACACACCCCTAGCGATGTGTCTACCGTAGCACCAAGCGACCCGGCGCCAATCCGGAAGAGACACGTCAAACGTAGTACAAGTGAAATGAGATCAGTGTGCCTCGCGTAAACGGTGCACCCGTCCCCAAGACGGAGAGCCCCATCCCGGCCCAGCACCAGGCCGACCCCAACGCCCCGTTCGACCCCATGGAGTTCCTGGGCCTCACCGCCCTGGACGACTCCACCAGCCACCACCGGGTCATGATGTTCGGCCAGGCCGGTACCGGCAAGACCTCCTCCGCCGCGTTCGTTGCGAACCTCCCCGGCGACGGCATCACCGTCTTCGTGGACATCGAAGGCGGCGTCAAGAAGGACGCTCTCAAGCGTCTCGGCGTCAACACCGAGAAGGTGCTGATCTGGCCGGACCGGGAGAAGGGCGAGGAAGTCACCTACGACAGCCTCGAAACCCTGCTGTACCGCCTGCGCCACACCCTTCAGCGGCAGCCCGGCTCCATCAAGGCCGTGTCCTTCGATTCCAGCACCGAACTGGGCGCCTCGATGCTGCTGGACATCACCACCTACGCCTACGAGAAGGACCAGGCCCTTCCCGAGGTGGTGAAGGCCAAGAAGGAGGCCGAAGGCAAGCAGCTCCGGGACTCCAAGCACTCCACGCAGATCCAGGACTACGGCACCCTCACCAACCAGGGCCGGACCATCTTCCGGGGCTTCCGTGACCTGGGCTGCCACCTGGTCATCACCGCGCTGGAGAAGGACGACGCGGAAGGCGACAACGGCACCAAGGCCATCGGCCCCGAGCTGCCGAACAAGCTGTCCGCCTCCGTGCGTGGCTACGTGGACATGGTCCTGCGGCTGACGGCCGAGACCGTACAGACCGGCCCTGCCTCGCATGAGACGCTGATCCAGGCGGAGACCAAGCTGTCCAACACCCGGCTGTGCAAGGACCGTGACGGCTTCCTCCCGGCGGTTCTGCTCACGCCGACAATGGAGCGCATTCACGCCTACGTCACCGGCGCCCTGACCGAGGACAAGGACCCGGAGATCAAGCGTCACGCGGACGTCCGGGCCAAGGCCGCCGCGTACAAGGCGTCCAAGCGCACCCGCTGACCTTCCCCGACCAACCGAAACACACGCGAGGAAACTAACTCATGCCGAAGCTCACGCAGGACCAGATCCAGGCCGCCCAGCAGCAGAATGCGGAGAAGGGCATCTCCGACGAACCGAAGGTGCTCGCGCCGCTGCCGGTGGACCAGGGGCAGGCGTACGTGTACAAGCTGGTCGCCTGCCAGGCCGGTACCGCCAAGTCGTCGGGCCGCTCGCAGTGGACGTGGGAGTTCCAGCTCGACGAGCGCTACCACCCGGACTTCGTCAACAACGGATTCCTGGAGAAGATCTGGCACTACACCAGCGCGACGCCCGGCGACGAGTGGGCCATCACCAAGATGTACCACCACTTCGGGTACTCCAACGACACCGACACCGACGAGCTGATCAACGACGAAGCCACCGTCCTGGTCTACCCCACCGTCGAGATCTTCCAGGGCAAGCCGAAGATGCGCGCCCGCCGGTTCGCCTACCACGACGTGGCCGAGTACCCCGAGGTCTCGGGCCAGAGCGCTGAGCCCCCGTTCGGCGGCTCGGACGACCCGCACGCCCAGGGCCCGGCCGCCGGTCAGGGTGACGAGCCCGGCCCCTACGGCGCCCCCCAGGACGACCCGTGGGCCACGGCCACCCCCGCTGCGGCCACCGTCCCGCCGCAGGCTCCCGTGGGCGAGGACGACCAGTTCTAGGCCCTGCTGCACCGCACTGATTCGACCCCCTGTGAATCGCACAGGGGGTCGAATGCTCACCCGGTCAGACCCTAGTATGTGCTAGACTGTCACTATTGTGACCAGCACCTATCAAGGAGAAGACCAGCACATGGAGCCATCAACCCGTCGCCGGGGCCCGTCCCCCTCCAAGGCGGTACGCACTCCGGAAGAGGCCATGGAACTGGCCCGCAAGATGCCAGGCCGCAAGGTACTGGTATCTGCGGAACACCAGAAGTTCGGGGCCCGCGTCAAGGCCAACGATATCCGGTCCGGTAAGCGGGGCCCGTGGAAGGCCTACGAGGGCGAAGTCTGCACGTCCGCGCTGAAGCAGCCCGACGGCACGTACAACGTGTACGTCTACGTCGAAGCCAACCCGGACACCGATCCTCTGATCTGACCGCCTGCGGGGCACACATGGTCTCCAACCACCCATTGATCAGCCAAAACACAGTAGGGACTCCACGCCGACGGGAGTCCCTACTCGGCTATAGAGGGCCGCGCACCGGCCAGGAGAACCATGACGACGACACTCGATGTGCCCGCGACGTTCACCGGACACACCCCCAACCGGGTTGAGATCCTTCCCTCCCAACTCCCCGGCAACCTGTGCACGCCGGTCGCCTTCGATTTTGAAACGTCCTCACTGTGGCCCGACGAAGGCGGCATAGCCACCGCGTCCGTCGCCTGGTTTGAGGACAACATCCAGGACGCGGACCACATCCGCACCGCCGCCTTCCCCTTCGCCCAAGGCGAGGAAGGCAAGCCCGACTGGAACGGCCAAGGCGCCCTGTTCGGAGACGCCCGGGAGATCAACCTCCCGCTGGAGGTGTGGCAGGCGCTCACCCGCTGGTTGGCATCCAACCAACTCATTGCGCACAACGCCCAGTTCGACCTGATCATGGCCAGGGGCGGCGTCATGAAATACCGGTGGGACGACGGACACGGCATCGACCTGGTACCCCACCTGTACTGGGACACCATGCTCGCCAACTACGTGCTGTGGCCCCGGGAAATGCTGGGCCTCAAGGAGACGTTCGACCGGCTGTGGCCCGACGAGGGCGGCAAGGACTCACAGACCCGGCTCAAGAAGCACCTGAAGAACCAGAAGAAGAAGCGCGGCGACAAGGGCAGCGTCCGCTACGACCTCGCCAACTGGGAGGTCATGGAGCAGTACGCCGACGATGACGCCTTCAAGGCGCTCCGGCTGTACCTGGTCCAGAAGAAGGCGTTCGTCCACCCGGACAACCCGCAGTACCACCACTACCGGACCCTCCTGCTGGAGGTTATAGACCTTCTGGTGAACGAAGAGTCCCGGGGCATGCCGTACGCCGTGAAAGCCTCCCGAGAGGTCGCACAGCGCGTTGAAGAGGCCAAGCTGAAGCTGGGCGCCTCCCTGCCGTTCGAGCCAACCGGAGACCACGCCAAGAAGTACTTCTACGGCGACCCGGACACCGTCAACCGGCGCGGCCACAAGTCCCTGGGACTCACCCCGGCTTACCGCAGCGAGAAGACCGGGGAACCCTCCCTCAACTCCGAGGCACTGCGGGAGCTGGCCGAACAAGGGTTCCCGTGGGCCAAGGAATGGCAGATCTACACCCTGCTGGACCGGGCGCAATCCATGTATTACAACGGCTGGGCCGACAAGTGCGGACCTGACGGGCGTATCCGTGCCCGCACCCGCCAGCTCGGCACCGTGTCCACCCGCTTCAGCATCGAGCGGGCCAACCTTCAGGCCATGCCCCACGACCGGAAGCTGGAGGGGCTGGCCTTCGTCGGACTGGACAACCTCCCCACTCCGCGAACCCTGATCAAGCAGCAGGTCGACGACACCATGCCCGGCTGGATGCTGATGGAATACGACCTTTCGCAGGCTGAACTGCGCCTTGGCGCCTTGCTTTCCAAGTGCAAGAAGATGCTGGAAGCCTATTTCGATGGCGTGGACCTGCACCAGTTCACCGCTGATCAGGTCGGAGCCCCACGCCAGGTCGGCAAGGTGGCGAACCTGTCGCTGGAGTACGGCGCCGGATGGCGGACGCTGGGCGACATGATGGTCAAGATGACCGGCGGCAAGGTCAAGATGACCCCGCGTGAGCTGCAAGCCGTCCACGGTGGCTACCACCAGGCATACCCGGAGCTGAACCAAGCCATCGAGAGGTGGGACCTCTTCGCCCGCCGCAACAAGTACGTGCCCCTCATCGGCGGTCAGAAGCGGCATATCCGGTTCGGGGAAGACACCCGTCTGGGCTGGAACCAGGTGGTTCAGGGCAGCCTGGGGCAGTACATGCTGCACTGGCTGCTGGATATCGAAGGCATCGCCCGCCGCATGGGCATCCACAAGCGGGCCAAGCGGGAAGGCATCGGGGGAGCAGGTCTGCTGATGCAGGTCCACGACTCCGCGATCAACCTGATCCCTATGGATCTTGAAGAGGAGTTCTCCTACCTGGTGAAGAAGTCCGGGGTGGACTTGTGGCGGGACTTCTTCGGTTACATCAACGGCGGCGTCCCCATGAAGGTGGACGGCAAGCCCTTCGCAGAGGG